ACACAAAGAACCCCCAAAAAAGGAAAGAAGTAAAGGAGACGAAATGTCGGAGTGGTCTAAGATTGCTGTGGAGTTTGGTGAGCAACAGCTCAATGTCATCGAGCTTGAGGAGTTTGCAAGAGAGCTTGCTTATGAGGGATTAGATCCTGCCCTCATAATCAAGAAACTTAAAGAGGTGGGAGGTGATGATTGGATGAGAGATACAAAATTCATAATTGTATTTGCCCTCACTCGAGGAAACAAAATTCTGAAAGCAGCTGGGAAGATGTCCAACTCTGGATCCAAGAGGATCATGGCCCTGCAGGAGAAGTATGGGCTGGTGGAGCGGGCAGAAACCAGACTCTCCATAACTCCAGTCAGGGTGGCTCAGAGTCTCCCAACTTGGACTTGCTCTGCAGCAGCAGCTCTTCAGGAGTATTTACCTGTGGGGCCAGCTGTTATGAGCCTCAAGGTGTCTAATTTCCCACCAGAAATGATGTGCATGGCCTTTGGGTCATTGATCCCTGCCACCGGTGTGCCGGAGTCAACAACCAAGATATTGATGGAAGCATATTCCCTATGGCAAGATGCTTTCACGAAAACCATCAATGTTAAGATGAGGGGAGCAAGCAAGGCCGAGGTCTACAATTCATTCAGAGACCCCCTCCATGCTGCTGTCAACTCTGTCTTCTTCCCTAATGATGTTAGGCTGAGATGGCTCAAGTCCAAGGGGATCCTGGGACCTGATGGCTTACCCAGCAAGGCTGTGGAGACAGCTGCTGCTGCTTACAGGAACCTGTAAGCAGCAATTTGAAATGACCAATTAGGATAAATTCATCTGACCAATTTGGCTAAATTTGACCCCCTTCGGGGGGTCTCAGAGCTTTGGCCAATCTTTGCCCCAGATGGTGTTTAGGGCAGCTTCTCTGAGCTCTTCATCATATTTGATAAGGTTGTGGAAAGGGCATTTATTCAGGTAGTGTGCCATCAAAAGAGGATAACCCTTTAAGAAATCTCCCTCTCCATGTTCATCATCTCTGTATGAAGAATCACTGGTCTTCTTCCTCTTAGGGATAAAGAAGTTGAAGCAGTCAAGAAGGGGCTTCCTAAGGGAAGCAGAAGTGTACATGTGATGATTCAGGGACATGCCTCTCAACCTTGCCAGAGCTTCGATCTGTAGGAGAGCCACATCAAGGATTGGGGAGAGACCAGTAATCAAGGAATCTGGAAGACCCAGTCGGATCCGTCTCTTTTCAATGATGTCAAGAGCATCTAAAATCATGTCACCCTCAAAAGGATACTGGCATCCTCTGGTTATCCTGTGGAAAAGGCCACGCCAATTCTCCTTACCAGTTTCCATGGCCCATGTGTTCTTGACAGAAAAGAACATATGAGCTGCCTGAAGAAACCAAACTGATGGCTTACCACTAGGCCAGCGGAGAGCACTCTTCTCTCTTTGGCTGTAACAGTTGAGGTCATAATAATATTTTTCTAAGAGATGTTCAATAGCAGGCTCAAGCTGATGGAGAGGATTCTCAGGATTGCCAAAAAGCCAGACTGTATTTGTCATCTTTCCCATCTTCTTAACCATGGCCACAGTCAAGACACTACAGGAGCATTCAACCAATCCACGACGCACAGTTGGGAATTCCCCTAAGTTAGGCTCCAATTTCACAGTGTTGGTGCAGAGAGCAACTGACTTGAGGTTGATGTCTCTGTGCTTACTGTTTGCCATGATGTCTAACGTATAGGGGGGTTTTTGTGT